TGTGGAAGAGAACCGCATGATGCCTGAACCGCCTCGAAAGGAGTGCACATGGCAACCGTAACCGGCATGACGGCCGAGAAGATCGTGGAGATCACGAAAGACTCGTTCGTCTCTGCCTCGATCGACGACGTAACCGGCGTCCTCACGCTCACCACTCGAGACGGTCAGACAGTCACCGCGGGAAACGTTGACCTGGCGACCAATGCGGTCGAGCGGGCATATCCTGTTGGGTCGATCTTCATGTCTACCATCGCCACCGACCCAGCCACCCAGCTGGGTATTGGCACATGGGAGGCTTGGGGTACCGGCCGTGTTCCAGTCGGTGTCGATCCGGCTCAGACCGAGTTCGCCGCCACAGAGCAGACCGGCGGTGCGAAGACACACCTTCTCACCACCGCCCAGATGCCGGGACACACCCACACTGGTCCGAACCACGATCACGACATGTCACACGACCACGGTGCAGCTACCACCAGCACCGCAGGCGACCACGAGCACGATGCCTACGGCAACACCACTGGTGGCCAGGACGTCGGTACCTACGCTCGAGGCGCTATCACGGGTCGTGCAAAGGACGGCGGCGCTCTGATCGACGCTGCTGGAGCTCACACTCACACGTTCGACGTGCCGTACTGGGGCGGTCGAACCGGAGGTGGTGGCACTGGTAACACCGGCACAGCCGGAGGCAACGAAGCTCACAACAACCTGCAGCCGTACATCACGTGCTACATGTGGAAGCGGACTGCCTGAGAGAACCAAGAAAGGAGGTTGCCATGAACGGCCTGCTTTTGACGATTCTCATCGTCCTTGCGATCCTCGCACTCGTCATCTTCATCGTTCGAGGCCGCGGCCCGCGAATCTGACCAGAAAGGAGTAGCCATGGCGTCGCGCACCACAAGCTCCACGCAGTCCCGCCGACGCGCACCGGCGACAACTCCTGAGGCCAGAGAGCAACAGATGATCGCTCTAGCTGTCGACTCAGTCGAAGCCAGAATGCGGAGTGGTAAGGCTTCGGCTCAGGAGTACGTCCACTATCTCAAGCTCGCTTCAACCCGAGAGCAGCTAGAGCAAGAGAAGCTCAGGAAAGAGAATCTTCTCAGAGAAGCTCAAATTGAGCAGATGGCCGCGCAAGGTAGGTCCGAAGAGACCTACCGTCAGGCCCTCGACGCCATGCGCGCGTACACGGGGCAAGCCCCAAGTGAGCACGACCATGACGATTTCTAGAAGCTACTCTGAGCTTTGTCGCTTCAACACACTGGAGGAGCGGTTTCGTTACTTGTCTCTGGCTGGTCAAGTCGGTGAGACCACCTTCGGGTGGGATCGCTGGATCAACCAGGACTTCTACCACTCCAGACAGTGGAGACAAATTCGACATCATGTCATCGCACGAGACAACGGCTGTGACTTGGGCGTTCCTGGGTGGGAGATCCACGATCGAATCTACATCCACCACATGAACCCCATGACCGCCCGTCACATCACCGAAGATGATGAAGCGATTCTCGATCCTGAGTTTCTAATCACCACAACACACCGCACCCACAACGCAATCCACTACGGAGACGAGAGGCAACTTCCACGGCAGCTCGTCGAGCGTCGTCCAGGTGACACGAAGTTGTGGTAACGAAAGGAGAACTATGAGCAACTACCGATGGGCCGACAAGAAGACGCAGTGGTTCCAGGACAACTTCCCGGGATCGGTGCTGAACCTCAATGCCCACACGATGGTCGCGACCATCCACACCACCGAGACGGCCGGCTGGCCGGGCTACGAGGGCGGGGCCACGGCTCCGAACTACACCGGCATGCCTCCGATCGGGCTTCGCCGCGGCAAGTGGCGCGCACACTTCCCGGACGAGCGATCGTCTCGCGCGCTGAAGAACCTCGCTGGTGGCGTCGAGACCAACACCCTCAACGACGTTCAGTTCGAGCTGATCGGCACGTGCGACCCCGCACACGCCAAGACCTGGGGCAAGCTCCGGGCCGGCAAGGACTACGTCTACTGGCCGAACGCCAACAAGCGACAGCTCCGATTCCTCGGCAACATCCTGGCGAGCATGCACGTTCGTCACGGACTTCAGCTCAAGGCGCCGAAGCGGTTCCTGCCCTACCCCAAGTCCTACGGGCACAACGGGGTTCGCATGAGCTTCGCCGAGTGGCGCAACGCCACAGGCGTCGTTGGTCACCAGCACATCCCGGAGAACGACCACGGTGACCCGGGCAACATCAACATTGCCTACGCCCTCTGGTGGGCTCGAGTCCTCTCGAAGCGCTGGACCAAGCGCAAGAAGTAACACAGACACCGGCCGGGGGGCCGTGCAGTGCTCCCCCCACTCAGGCCTCCCGGCCGGTCCCAACGTCAAACAGGAAGGAGGGTCAAAATGGCAGAAAGTATTCTGGATTCTGTCAAGCAAGCTCTCGGAGTGCCCGTCGAAGAGACGGCCTTCGACTCGGAGCTCGTGCTCCACATCAATGCGCAGCTCTCGACACTCCGTCAGCTTGGCGTTGGTCCCGCAGACGGCTTCATGATCACCGATCAGTCGTCGACCTGGGAAGAGTTCTTGGGTGACAAGCTCAAGAAGATGAACGATGCGAAAACCTTCATGGCCTTTCGTGTCAAGCTCCTCTACGACCCGCCCCCGACCTCCTTCGTGATCGACGCGATGAAGGAGCAGATCCAAGAGGCTTCGTGGCGACTGAACGTCAGCCGAGAGGAGACCGACTGGGTGGACCCCGACCCGGTCGTGGTCGTGGACCCCGACGCCGATCCGATGCTCTTCTGAGGGAGATCCATGTACGACTTCATCGAACAGCATTCCGGTTACACCATCAGCCGGAAGCTGTACCACCCGAGAGATCGTCGTCTCGGACGTCACGTCCGGCACGACAGCCGATCCTTGGCCTACCAGGTCAAGGCAGCGGACCCGGCAGGCCTCAAGTCCATCCGTCACGAGCGGCACATTCCAACGCTCGACCAGAGGGACCTCGGATCCTGCACGGGCAATGCGGCCACTGGTGCTCTAGGTACCGGCGTGTTCTGGGAGGACGGTCAGCACGTTCTGAGCACTACGGACGCTCTGGTCGACGAGACCTACGCGGTCAACGTCTACTCCGACGCGACCAAGATCGATCCGTACCAGGGCTTCTACCCTCCGACCGACACCGGCTCGGACGGGCTCTCAGTCGCTAAGACCCTGCAGAACCGGGCTCTGATCAGCGGCTACAAGCACGCCACCTCGTTCGAGGCGGCTCTCACCGCGCTGTCTCAGTCTGCCGTCATCGGCGGAGTCGAGTGGCGCTCCGACATGTTCCGTCCGGACCCGGATGGTCGAGTCCACATCACCGGAACCGTCGAGGGTGGTCATGAGATCGTCTTCGACGAGCTCGATGTGGAGAACCAGCGTGTGTGGTTCCACAACTCCTGGGGGGAGACGTGGGGCGTCGACGGTCGTGGTTACCTCACCTGGGGTGACTTTAAGACCCTCCTCTCTCGTGGCGGAGACATCACGCAGTTCGTTCCGGTCACTCAGCCGGCGCCCGTTCCGGACCCGGTCCCGGTCGATCCGACTCCGGTCCGTCCCGACGTGACGATCATCCAGGAAACCATCAACGCAGCGAAGGCTCTTGTGGCCGCGCTGGAGAAGCTCTTGGGGGTTGGCGATGCCTGATCTGCCGACCCTGACACTGCCGCAGGATCAGTTCGACCGAGTCGTCGCGGCCTTCCCTGGTGCGACCACGGCCGACAAGGCTGCGGCCTACAAGGACTGGTTGACGAACCGGCTCATCGAACGAGTCGGGAACGTCGAGGCCCAGAGAGCGGTCGAGGCCATCATGGCTTCTCTTCCTGCTCGCCGACCCGAACCGACAATGACCTAGGAAGGAGGAGTTAAAATGGACATCGACGAACTCCTCCTGGAGGACGGCGAAGAATTCCTCGAGCACTACGGTGTCAAGGGAATGCATTGGGGCGTCCGACGAGACCCCGGCGCCGACGGACGGGTCGGAGCACGAGAAGGCGCAGATCACCCTAGCGACACCGCGAAGGTCCGCTCCGTTCACAGTCCCGGCGGTCTGGACGGAGACAAGAACACCTCGACCGACCACGAGCGCGTGACGGCTGTCATCGCGAAGGCGAAGAAGCAGGGATTCTCCTCTCTGTCCAATGAGGAGATCCGCATGGTCAACAAGCGTTTCGAGGACGAGAAGAAGTTCCGCCAGGTAACAACGGAAGCCGCCCGAGCCCGGCGTTCGATGGGTCGTAAGATCATCGATTCGCTGGTCTCCGCGGGCGTCGAAGCTGCTCAACAGCAGGCTGCTGCCTCTGGTCGAAAGATCGTCAAGAAGATGATGGAAGAGCGGCTTGCCAAGAAGGCGGGCCTTGACCTTGGCGACGCTGCAAAGACAGCCAAGGCTGCTCAGCAGGTCGGCAAGATGGCGGCCAAGACCGCCGGCGTCAAGACGTCCGCATTCAAGGTCAACAAGAACAAGGTGACCTTCACCCCGACGGTCCTCAACGGCGTCGCAAGGGTCAAGCCTTAGAGGAGGTGAACACTTGACTCTCTCCAACACCGCAGTGCCGCATTACTACGGCCTGTTCCGAGATGCAGTACTGCGTGGAGAGATTCCAGTGAACCGGGAAGTCTCCATGGAGATGAACCGGATCGACGCTCTGATCAGAGACAAGAACGTCTACTACGACGATCAGGCGGTCAATGGGTTCATCCTCTACTGCGAGAATGAGCTCACCCTCACCGACGGCGAGGACCTTAAGCTTCTGCCCTCCTTCAAGCTCTGGGCAGAGCAGATATTTGGGTGGTACACCTTCGAAGAGCGACCGGTTTACGACAAGAAGACCGAAACCTTCGTCAACAAACTGGTCAAGACGCGGCTGACAAAGAAGCAGTACCTGATTGTGGCTCGTGGTGCAGCAAAGTCGATGTATGCCATGTGCATTCAGGCGTTCTTCTTGAACGTAGACACATCGACGACTCACCAGATCACAACTGCTCCAACAATGAAGCAGGCGGAGGAGGTCATGTCTCCGCTCAGGACTGCTATCACCCGCGCGCGTGGTCCGCTCTTCAAGTTCCTCACCGAGGGTTCGATCCAGAACACCACCGGTGCCAAGTTCATGCGCCAGAAGCTTGCCTCAACCAAGAAGGGCATCGAGAACTTCCTGACAAACTCGTTGCTCGAGATCCGACCGATGTCCATCAACAAGCTTCAGGGCTTGCGTCCAAAGATCTCAACGGTGGACGAATGGCTCTCGGGGGACCTTCGCGAGGACGTGATTGGCGCAATCGAGCAGGGCGCCTCCAAGCTGGACGATTACCTGATCGTCGCAATCAGCTCCGAGGGAACCGTCCGAAACGGCAGCGGCGACACCATCAAGCTGGAGCTGATGGACATCCTCAAGGGTGAGTTCTACGCACCTCACGTGTCGATCTGGCACTACAAGCTGGATGACATCGAGGAAGTCAACAACCCGGCCATGTGGCCCAAGGCGAATCCGAACATCGGACTCACCGTTAGCTACGAGACCTACCGTCGGGACGTGCATCGAGCAGAGAATGCTCCTGCCGCTAGGAACGACATCGTTGCAAAGCGCTTCGGAATCCCTCTCGAGGGGCACTCCTACTTCTTCGCCTACGAGGAGACCATCCCGCATGTTCCCGCGCGGAACTACGGTGGCCAGCGTTGCGCACTCGGCATCGACCTATCACAGGGCGACGACTTCTGTGCTTTCACGTTCCTGTTCCCCAGTCAAAATGGCACCTTTGGAATCAAGACTCGGAGCTACATCACCGAGCTGACGCTCATGAAGCTTCCTGGCGCTCTGCGACAGAAGTACGAGCAGTTCCGTGCTGAGGGCACGCTTCACATCATGAACGGCACCGTTCTGGACATGATGGAGGTCTTCGAAGATCTCGACCAGCACATCCAAGAGCAAGGATACGACGTCTGCGCCGTTGGCTATGACCCGTACAACGCTCGTGAGTTCATGACTCGATGGGAACAGGAGAATGGTCCGTTCGGCATCGAGAAGGTGATCCAGGGCGCGAAGACCGAGTCTGTGCCTTTGGGTGAGATCAAGATCCTCAGCGAGGCGCGGATGATTCGCTTCGACGAGGCCCTCATGTCCTACACGATGGGTAACGCCATCACCGTGGAGGACACCAACGGAAACCGCAAACTTCTCAAGAAGAGGAGTGACGAGAAGATCGACAACGTCTCGGCTCTTCTCGACGCTTACGTCGCATACAAGGCCAACAAGGAGGCGTTCGAATGACGTACTACATCGGTGAGGAGGTCAAGGAGCTCACTCACTCCGGAGTCAAGGGAATGCACTGGGGCGTCCGCAAGGATGAGACATCCGGCGGTTCTCGCTCTCGCAGCACTGCGCGTCCAAAGAAGAAGGCCCTTCCCAAGACCCCCGAAGCTAAAGCTGCGCACGACCTTCGGATGAAGATCGGCAAGGACGTGGCAATGGCGACGGTTGCTTCCATCGGGGCACTCGGCGTAGCAACCCTGGCGGGTCCGGTTGCCGGAGCTGCTGCGGGTGCGGCCATTCGAAGCGTCATCCAGGTGGGGGCGACCAAGACCTCTGACTCAAGCTTCAACGGCGGAGGAGTCAAGATCTTAGGCCGGCACGGCAACAACTACGACATCCTCGACTCGTCGGGGCGGCGAATCACCGTCGACTCGAACATCATGAAGGACATCCTCGACAGGACGCTCCACAAGTAGAGAAAGGAGGAAGTAAATGGGACGTTTGACACGCGGACTCAAGCACATGTTCAACGCTTTCGCGGCGGACGAGGCGAGAGTGATTTCAGTAACCCCGGGTTCATACGGGGCCATGTATGGCGGCGGAAGCGTGCCGCACGCAGTCCGCGTTCGAGTCTCGAACGAACGCTCGATCATCTCCTCGATCTACACGCGCCTTGCTGTGGATGTTGCGGCGGCCGAGTTCAAGCACGTTCGCACCGACGAAGACGGCAAGTACACCGGAGACATCTCCAGCGGCCTGAATGACTGTCTCTCGGTCAGCGCCAACGTCGACCAGGTTCCAGCTGCACTTCTCCGCGACTATGTCTTGACTCTCTGTAGCGAGGGCGTAGCCGCAATCGTCCCGGTCGACACGACTGTGGACCCGGCGGCCAGTGGAAGCTGGGATGTCGGCTCTCTTCGGATCGGAACCATCACGGCCTGGTACCCGAGACACGTGAAGGTGCGCGTCTACAATGACCAGCCGGACAAGGGACTCCAGGAAGAGGTCACGATCGATAAGAGGTTTGTGGGCATCGTCCAGAACCCCTTCTACACGATCATGAACGAGCCGAACTCGACTCTTCAGCGGCTGATCCACAAGCTGAACCTTCTCGACAGCATCGACGAGCAGTCCGCTTCGGGCAAGCTCGACATGATCATCCAGCTCCCCTACGTCATCAAGTCGGAGACTCGTCGCCAACAGGCCGAGCAGCGACGGAGGGACATCGAGCATCAGCTCAAGGGCAGCAAGTACGGTATCGCCTACACGGATGGCACGGAGAAGATCACTCAGCTGAACCGACCTGCTACCAACAACCTTATGGAGCAGATCACATATTTGCAGGGTGTGCTGTACGACCAGCTCGGTCTCACCAAGGAGATCCTCAACGGATCCGCCGACGAGAAGACCATGCTCAACTACAGCAACCGCGTCGTGAAGCCTTTCCTCGATGCCTTCCAGGACGAGATCCGGCGCAAGTTCCTGACCAAGACCGCAAGGACTCAGGGACAGGACATCATGTACTTCAGGAACCCGTTCGAGCTCATGCCGATCTCGGACTTCGCTGAGGTCTCTGACGTTCTGTCGCGTAACGAGGTTGCTTCCCCGAACGAGCTTCGACAGGCGATCGGCATGAAGCCCTCGAAGGATCCTGCCGCTGACAAGCTCCAGAACAGCAACATGCCTCATGGAACGACGCCTGGTTCTCAGACCGTTCCTGGCGAGGTGGTTGCGTCTTCGGACGAGGCCAATGCTGCTCTCGACTCAGTCAGCAAAACTATCGACGACCTCTTCGCCGAGTTCGACGTTCCCGACGGGGCTCCCGATGGGTAAGAGCGTCGACGACGTAATTGTGGGTGCACTGATGCACGGCGCCCACCCCTACAATCCCGCTAAGTACGACCCCCAGAAGGCCCACGACTACTACGAGGCGCACAAGCACCTCAAGGGACGTCCGCATGGGTCGAAGGAGGACGTCCGAAAGGGGCGTGGGGATGGGCCTGGCAAGGGCAAGCCGGATGCATCTCACAAAATCTCTCCTTCGGTACAGAAGAAGATCGACCACCTCACTGCTCGACTTCACGAACTCCAGGCTCGTCTACACGAGCTTCTGGCAAACGCGAGGAAGAACGGCGGGCACAAGAAGGACGATCACAAGAGTGCCGCAGACAAGAGCAAGGACGCGCGTGACGCCAAGAAGTATCGGGAGAAGCACAAGACCGAGTTGGCTGCGAAGCGCAAGACAGCCGAAGGCAAGTCCGGCGGCGGTGGTCACTCCTCAGGCATCGGGAGCATGACCGAAAGTCAAGTTCGTGCCGCGATTGCGCGCGTACGTCAAGATCTGCAGGCCGCCATCGCACAGGCTCGAAAGTGATTAGCGGCAATTCGAAGCACGGCATGATGGTCGTGCACCCACACAAGGAAGGAGACTGTCAAAATGGCAGGTACTAAGACCGCTGATTTCAGCGGCTGGGCCACCAAGGCAGGCCTCAAGTGCGCAGACGGTCGGACCATCACGCCCAACGCTTTCGCGGAGCAGGACGGCGTCCAGGTTCCCCTCGTCTGGCAGCACTTGCACAACGACCCCAGCAACATCCTGGGTCACGCGATCCTCTACAACCGTCCGGAGGGCGTCTACTGCGAGGCGTTCTTCAACGAGTCGGAGAACGCCCAGAAGGCGAAGGAGGCTGTCCGTCACAAGGACATCAACCAGCTCTCCATCTACGCCAACAAGCTCGTGGAGAAGGCCAAGCAGGTCCTCCACGGCAAGATCCGCGAGGTCTCTCTGGTCCTCGCCGGCGCCAACCCCGGCGCTCTGATCGACACCGTCGCGATCCGTCACTCTGACGGCGTCGACGAGTGGACCGAAGAGCGTGAGGACGAGGCAATCATCTACACGGGTCTCGAGTTCGAGCTCGAGCACGCCGACGCCGCTTCCGAGCGCACCATCGAGGACGTCTGGAACTCGATGGACGAGGAGCAGCAGAAGGTCGTCGAGTACATGGTCGGGGCCGCCGTCGAGGCTGCCACCGAGGCTGCCGCGCAGCACGACGACACCGGTGCGGACGAGCCCTCCGAGGAGGACGAGGACGCCACCGGCGACGACAACACCCCTGGGGACGATCCGGGCACCGAGACCAAGGGTGCCCCGGACCCCGACAGCATCACCGACGACAACTCCGACGAGGGCGACCTCGACAACAAGGAAGGAACCGAGACCGAGATGAAGCACAACGTCTTCGACCAGAGCGACACCAAGAAGGACCAGGGCCCCGTCCTGTCCCACTCCGACATCAAGGGCATCTTCGAGAAGGCCAAGCAGCTCGGCTCCGTCAAGGACGCCGTCGAGGACTACGCCCTCAAGCACGGCATCGACGACATCGAGGTGCTGTTCCCGGACGCCCAGAGCGTCACCGACACCCCGGACTGGCGCAAGCGCCGGACCGAGTGGGTCGCCGGCGTCATCGACGGGACTCGGCACACGCCGTTCTCCCGCATCAAGTCCATGATGGCCGACCTGACCCTCGACGAGGCCCGCGCCAAGGGTTACGTCAAGGGCAACATGAAGCGGGAGCAGTTCTTCCGCGTGTCCAAGCGGGTCACCACCCCGCAGACCGTCTACAAGAAGCAGAAGCTGGACCGGGACGACATCCTGGACATCACCAGCTTCGACGTCGTGGTCTGGCTCAAGGCCGAGCTGCGC